AGCCGTGTTGCTGACGTTATCGCCAAGACCAAAACAGGTTACAGCACTAGCCGTGACAACTACATGGCTCAGTTGGTCTGTGAACGTATGACCAACACAGTAGCTGAATCCTATTCAAACTCAGCTATGCAATGGGGTACTGAAACAGAACCATTGGCTAGGGCAGCGTATGAAGCCCATGCAGACGTTTTAGTTGATGAAGTTGCCATGATTAGCCACCCAACGATTGAGGCCGCTGGTGCTTCTCCTGACGGACTTGTGGGCGATGTTGGACAGCTTGAGATTAAATGTCCCAACACGGCAACTCACATTGACACTTTGCTTACTCAAACAGTGCCAGGAAAGTACAACACTCAGATGCAATGGCAAATGGCTTGCACTGGTCGTCAATGGTGTGACTTTGTGTCGTTTGACCCACGGTTGCCAACAGAGCTTCAATTGTTTGTAAAGCGCGTTCCACGCGATACGGCTTACATTCAAATGCTTGAAGAAGAAGTCAAAAAGTTCCTTGGTGAGCTGGATGGCAAAATTATGAAACTTAACGAATTGAAAGAAAAGAATGTCCCTAATCTATGAAGTAACAGTCCGCGCAGGCACTTACCAAAAAGACGGTCAAGAGAAAGTGCGTTATCAGCGCATTGGCTCTGTGATTGAAACAAAGAAAGGCCCAATGCTTAAACTTGACCAAGTTCCATTGGTTGAAGGCGGCTGGCAAGGTTGGGCTTATTTGTTCACACCAAAAGACGATAAAGCGCCAGCAAAGCCACAAGACAACTTTGATGACGTAGAGTTTTGATTAACGGGGTGAAAGCGGATGCTGTTAGATAACGCCCAACTAAGTGATTAAGTTCATGCGGTGCAGCCCTAACAGAAGTAGCCAGTAGCCCCACCAATTTGCATAGGAACCAATATGTTTAAATTTTTCAGAGCAAGAGCAACAGACGCAATCACCAGCTTTCAAGCGGCTGATTCAATCAAAGACGTAGCCAAGATGCACCAAGAAGTCATTGTGGCTGCATTGCAACGATTTGGCCCCATGGGTAAAGATGGGATTGCAACCCAGACGGGGCTACAAAGCAACCAAGTGGCAAGACGCATGAACGAGCTTCAAAAGTTAGACATGATTGAGTTGACAGGTCAAACGGTCAAATCCAACAGCGGCAGACAAGAGCGTGAATGGCGCATCAAACCAATGCAGCAGGATTTGCTGTGATTGAGCTATTGATAATTGCACTTTTAATTGATTGGATGATTGATGACTATTAACGCTTTCCACCCTGCGTATGTTGAAACATATATGCCAGAATTTCTTTCAACGATTCGCTCAGAATCAGCAGCCAAAGCCAATGGCGAAAAGTTTGGCAAGGTAGGTCGTGCAACCCGTGAGAACTTGGTTGGTGATTTGAAGCCACTGAACAAGTTTCCAACGACAAAGCGCGTATCACTTGCGCCAACTGAGTTTCATATATTTCAAAAGGCAGGTATGCCAAAGGGGGTTAAATGAGTGATGGTGGAAAAGGTGACGCACAGCGCCCAACAGACCACAAAAAATGGTCAAGCAATTACGATCAAATTAAATGGACAAGAGAAGAAGATGAGGAATTCAACCGTTTACAAGACCGTCTTAGCACCCAACGCACCGTGGCCGACAGCACAGGTGAAGAAGAAAAAACTAGTTAAGCAATCAAATGAAAACAGAAGCAAGATTGCCGCCTCACATCGAAAGCGTGACAAGCTATCGGGGCGACTCTTGCCTAACGATTGGGTGGCTTAACCGTGAGCAGCGTGTTGCAAAGGTCAAAGTGCAAAGGCTTTGGCGTTGCAAACGCTGTGACGAATATTTCCAAACATTAGCAGAAGCAAGGGAACACCGACATGGATAATATTGCCGTTCTTTCAGCCATTCTTGTGGCTGGAACAATACTCTTTGTGGGAGTTTTTGCCTTAGTAACGGCATTGATGGTCGCTTTAGACGATTGAAGCCAAGCACTTGTCATATTTAGCCTGGCGTTCTGCCAAGCCAATAAGACCGCCATTGATCTTCTTTGTCATTCCCGCAATGTCGCCTTTGTCGGCAAAATCTGACAAATGATTGGTTTTCCAAAACCAGCCAGCAGAACGAGCAGCTGCTATTGGTTCAAGCAACAGATCAGGATTGCCAACCAAATCAATGCCAAGCGACTGACCGCAACGTGTGTAGTTGTCTTTACCTGTAAGCTGTTTAAGACCACGACCACGATACTTCCAGCCTTCACCTGATTCAGCAGGGCCGTTGCCCATGCGTGACGAATAGACTAGATTGGCAATCAATTCAGGCTTACCAGCGATTGAGTTAGCCACAGCGGTAGGGACTAGCTTCCCGTTTTCTTTAATGGGTTTTTTGTCCGCGCCAAGCGTAGCAAAACGATTAGGCCAACAAGCAGCAAGAGTCGCAGCGCGGTAATTAAGATTTTCGGAAAGCATCGTATAGCCGCCAGATTCGTGCGAAGTCTGAGCAATAAACGCCGCAATCCGTTGAGGCGTGTTGATTTCAAATTCTTGGCAAACTGAAACAATTGCGTCAATCCATTTGGCAGGGTCTTTGACACCAGCCGCAACTAAGTTGAAGCCTGTTGGTGTCATTTCTGTTCCTTTTGTTTTTTGTCCACATCTTCTTGGGATTTGTTAGAAGAACCATAAAAGAATCGAATCAACGAGTTCACGGCTGTACCGATCAAGAAACCCAAAATAATGTTGATGAAGTCGCGGTTTCTGTTTTCCACAGGCATGAACGACACCAAAAAGAAATATAAAAATGACGTTGACGTTAAGAACCAAGCATAGTGCTGGCTGAACTTGCGTGTGGATTCGTCATTCATATACATATCCGTAGCGCGTTGAGTAGATTTTTCATCTAACTGAGCCATAAACTCAGAATGGCGATTTGCTTCTTCTTGGAGCTTTGCGTTGTATTCTGGAGTTGCTTCGCCTTCAGGCTTCAATTCCATACCTAGCTTAGATTGAACAGCGTCAACACCTTTTTCAATAACTTGGTCAGCAACTTTGTGCATCCCGTTATTGATTAGGTTGGCTACGATTCCAGCAACAATTGGTAGCATCACTTTTCCTTTTTCAGTTCATTTTTCAATTTACGCAACTCTACGGCTTCTTTTTTTATCTCTGCTTTCATCCACAGCGTTTCCACATAGGCAATAAAAGACAAAGAAAAGACCACAATTAAGACCGCCAAAACAATCAGGTGTGCCAAAAAGACGCTCGTTGAATCGCTTGGTTTTTTACTTGCCACAATAACCACCCTAAAAATAGCAATCCAACTATAGCAACGCCAGCATCAATTGACTTCTCGGCAACCTCATGCATCAAATGCTCTTTTTCACGCATCAATGCAGCATCTTCTCTAGCCTGTTTTTCACGCGCAATTCGTTGTTCTTCTTCTATTTGCTCGCGCATTTCCTCAAACTGTGTCCACAAAGCACCCAATTCAGGCGGTGAGTGATACACCATTTGTTCCCTTAACTCCACTTGCATAGCCAACAGCTTCTGACGCACTAGGATGCGTTTTAAGGCCATTCGTTTCAAAGACACATCAGCGCCTTGAACTTTCTTTGCCTCTCGTTCTTGCTCCCAAAACAGGGCTTCTAAACGATCAAACGCATCAAACATTTCCCCAAGATTGTCGCCAATCTTGAATATGATTTCATCAGGATTGGTTTTGGCTACTTCTTGAACACGCGCCTTCTCTGCCTCAATTTTCTTAGCTTGTTCCTTAGAAACCGTCTTGCCAGCGAATTGACCAGAAATTTCATCATAGATTTGCTTTACGTTGCCAGCTACGCCTTTGACTTCTTTGTAAAGAGCGCAGCCATCTTTGACTAACTGAAATGCCGTTGTTGCCGCAAAAAGAGCAGTACCGATTGGCACATCACAAACCTATTAGTTTGGTGAAAAACTTTGCAGCAGCGCCAGGGCCAAACAGCACAGCAGCAAGCACCGCATAGATGAGATATTCCATCTTGTCCATGCGCTTTTTGCCGTTTTCAAACTGTTCATTGATGCTTTCATAACGCATCGCACACACAGCTTCATGGCTGTTGAGACGAGCTTCTGTTTTGCTAATTTGTTTCATGTCTTTTGAATGTATGCAAGTGAATAGTAGAGAGGCTTGTAAGTGCCAACGTTGCTAGTCGCAGAAGCATCAAAGCCGCCTGTGTTGCCAACAGCATAAGTAGAACCAGCACCAACCACAAAACTATCTTTCAAGTTAGGAGTGCCGTTTGTACCATCACAAAGAACGTAGCCAGCAGGAATTGAAGCAATTGAGCCAGACCACATGATGATGCCACCAGCAGGAACAGCAGACACGCTTGGGCTTGTGCCAATGATGCCGTACAAGTTGTCATAAGTCTGAATCGTCACGTTAGAAGAATCAGTCAAAACAAACTTGTAGGTAGAACCAGCAGTTAGCCAAACTTCTTGTGGTGGTCGGCCATCAGTACCCAATTGGATTGGGTTGGTATTTGCAATAGAACCGTTTGAATCGGTGTAAGTCGCAGCAGGAGTTGTTGAACCAGCCTGATAGGTGTAGATGAAACCACCCGAAAGTGGTACGCCTGTAGTGGTAAAGAACTGAAAGCCGTTACCAATGGGTGAAAGATTGACTGCCATTATTTTTCCTTACCAATGTTTTTAAGTTTTACGCCTGCGCCTGGTCGCAACGATTCTTGAACTGCTTTTTTAGCAGAACGTTCAGCCATAATATTCATTGCTGGCTCAACCAATCCACCAACAATAGGTGTTCTAGCTGCCAATCGTTTAGCGTATTCACCAGCCATTTGAGTGACTGCAGTATTTGATTCGTTTACAAAAGCACCAGCAGGTCTAGCTTCAACCAATTGACCTGTTTTAGCAATCTTGCGTAATGTTTGAGCTTCTTCACCAAACAAAGCATCTAGCTTTTTATTTACGTCAAGATTCTCAATCGCTTTAGCAAATCGAGCTGGTTTAAAGTTGCCGCTTGTGTCTGTGGCGTCTTTGATAATCAAATCCAAAGCACCAGCACGTAAGTTTTGCTTTGCAACAGGATCGTCAAACAACTCCATTGTTTTAGCAAAATCTTTGTTTTTAGAACGCAACACAGCACTTTGAATAAAGTCTTTTGTGTCAACAGCGCCATTAACATAATCTGCATAGACTTTGTTGTAGGCTGGATTGCTACGATTAACTAGATCAAATTCAGCTTTAGCAATTGCTCTTGCCTTATCAGCCAATGGTTTAGCTTCTGCTGTTTCTCCGATCAAAGGCAACTTTTCAAGTTCACCACGAACCAAAGTTAATGCGTGAGCAGCATTACCATCGCCAGCTTGTTGAGCTTTACGTGTTTCACGTGCAATTTGAGTGCGAAGATTCTCGTATTGGTCAAAGTTCATTGGCTTACCTTCTTGGTAAGACTTCACTTTGTTTGCAATTGTTGATGGCAAAAAGTCAATATCTTCTTTTTCGGACAATGCTTTCATTGCATTATCAGCAAAAGATTTGCTATCTACTTGGATTTTTCCAGCGCCAAACTCATCTAGTGCTTTGTATGCTTCGGCAGTTGCAGATTCGTTTTGCTTAACTTTGTTTGAAATGTACTCTAAAGCACCTTCTGCATTAGCCACATAGTCAGGCGCGTAAACATCTGGCGCAGCCTTTTCTTTTACTTCTGCTGCTTTTTCAAGCAATGCTTTGTTTTGTTCGTTAAAACGTTCTGCTAATTGAGGGTCTTGACCTCTAGCATTTCGTTCGTTTGAAATAAGCGTTGGGTCTTGAGATGCTTGACCTTTTGTCAATCGAACACCAACACTATCTGCGTCTATATATCGCTCCAATGCAGCAGGGTCTATGTTTGCAGGATTTTCTTTTTTCAGTTGAGCAGCTAACTCAGGAGATGCACGACTAATTGCCTCATTCAAAATGGCCTGATTAGTAGCCGCAGCAGCACCGCCAGACTGCATAGCACTTGGCTGACCAACCTTTTCAATCCGAACAGTAGGCAATTCAGCTTTAGCAGCAGCATAGCCTTTAGCAAGTGGTCGAGCAGCAGCAGGCAACGCCATCATTGCAGCGTTAATGCCTTGTTGAACGTCTTGCACTGGCACACCAAACTTTTGAGCGATTGATTCAGCGCCCTCGTTGATGTTTTTACCAATGTATTGCATCACCTGACTTGGCAACGCTTGTTCATATTGTTTAGTTCCAGCAGTGCCAGTAAGACGACCAACAGGCTCGGCCAATTTGCCAGCAACCTTTTGTGATGCGCCTGTGGCTTCTTCAGGTGACAATCCAAACAAACGACCAGCGCCATAACCAACAGTTCCTGCAATCGCAGAAGGAGCGCCAGCAATTACATCCAAAGCAGATGCAGCAAAGGCAGGCGCTTGTTGTTTAGCCTGAAGCAGATTTTGCATAGTTTGAGCCATCAAACCTTGATTTTGTGCAGGCTGTTGCACACGTTGTTCTGACATTTTTGCCGAACCAAGAATCAAAGAACCCAATTCATCTGGGGCATCTTCTTGTGGTTGAAGCTGTGGATTAAAACCACTCATTGCACTTTTTTTAGGAGCAATGACATTAGACCTGTCTGCTTCTCGGCTTGCAGGTCGTTCACCAAGAATCAGTTGGCCTAATTCATCCATTAGAGTTCTCCAGTGGCAGTCAATTTCTTGATGTTATTGTACTTTTGAAAGAACTGTTGACGTTGTTGAGGATTGTTCCCAAGCAAACGATCAATTTCTTCTTTTCGTTTATTTGGGTCTTTGATGTTTTCAAACAAGCTCATAGCTTCAAACACTTTTGAATCAGCATTTTGCGACCATTGTTGCTTGAAGGTGTTTAAGTTGCTATCGCCATATTTTTGAGCAAACTTAGATGCAGCAGTTGCTTGCATATCCAAATTAGTCAGATCAGCGTAAGTCCTGCGAGCAATATTTTTCAACACTTCTGGTGGGTAAGTTTCATCACCGCTTGCCATTCGCATCAATTGTTTGCCAGCATCGGTGTCCATTGAACCGCCCATAGCTTGCATATTTGAGATTTGAACGTTAGCTAAGTCTTTGCTAAGTTGCTTGTATTTTTCGTCACCCAACGCGCCCTTAATTGAGCGAGTAGCAGCACCCAAAACACCAGTAGAAAATAAATCTTCTTTGGCAATTTTTCCAGCGGCTTCAATAACCTCATCCAAGTTACGGCGAGATTTTGACAAATCAGTTTGACGCATAGTCAAATCGTTGCGGTACTTTGCACCACGTTCTGCATCTGCCATTTCATTAGGAGCAACAGGGCGAATATCACCAGCTTTGCGAACTGGATATTGCAATGTCATTTGCATAGGTGTAACACCTTGTGGAGCATTTTGAGCGCCACCTTGCATTGTGTTTTGTGAGCCACCAATGCCTACTTCCTTTAACGAGCCAATTCCAGGCTGATAAGTAGCAGGAGCATTTGCAGGCCCTGTAACAAGTTGTGGTGTTTGCAACGCTTGTTGACCAACAGCTCCGATTTCGCCTTGAATCATGTTTTTGATGTAAGGCAAAACTGCTTTAGAGTCTTGCCCTGCAATCTTCATAATTTGGTCTGTTGTGTCTTCTGGATGATCTGGAACGCCAATAGCTCTTAAAAAACCTTTGGCACTTTTCAGTTTTTCCATAATGGCTTTTTGATTTCCGTTAATGAAATCAGGGTCATTAGCCAAACCACCCAACACACCACGTTCTTTTTCTGCGTAGCTTTTTTCCAAATCAAATTCAGCTTTGCCAGTTGTAGCTTGTTGTTGACGCACTTGCAAAGGGTTCATCTTTTGCAACTGTTCAATTTCCATTTTGGCTTTTTGCACTGCCAAAGGATTTAACTCTTGTCCTTGCTGATATGCCTGAACACCACGGGCAAGGTTAATCATGTCAGAAATGTTTGTGCCTTGCTGTGGAGCAGGGCCAAGATTCGTATTGAATTGATAGTCAGCCATGATCTTCCTTTAAGCAACGTTGCCGCGTTGGTTTAACAATTGAGACAACATATAAGTGTTGCCAAGGCTACCAACTGTGTTAGCCAAAGCATTTGTAGAACCTGTCAAACCAGCGGCTTGAGCTGCGGCAGAACCAACACCCAACTGAGTAGCTGCGTTTGTTGCATTTTGCGCTGCTGTATTGGTTGCGTTTTGACCTGTTTGACCAATGCCAGCAATACCAGCAAGTGTGTTGTAAATGTTTTGACGTTGGGTCTGATAGTTGTTAAACGCATTTTGATACGCATTACCTGCATAGTCTTGCGTAAACTTATTCAAACCTTGCAAAGCATTACCACCCAAAGCGCCACCACCCATGTTGGCAGCACGTTGGTTAGCCATTTGACCTTGCTGAAGCATGAAGTCATAGTTTGGAGCCAAACCAGATTTCAAATCAGCAGCATTGAATTGATGGGTAAGATAATCAGAGCCTGTGCCTGTTCCAATAGGATTGCCAGCAGCATCGTATTTAACATAATCACCAGAACCAAGACCGCCAATTTGATTTAGGGCTTGATAACCAGCAGCTCGGTAAGGCGCTTGCTGTTGGTTGATTGTGTTGAACATCTGACCTTGAAGCTGTGTAGCTCCTTGGGCGGCAGCAGATTGAATATCAGCTGCTTTTGTTGCAGCATTGGCTTGTAGCAAACCTGTTGCAATTTGACCGCCCATCATATAAGGCAACATTCCAGACAAAGCAGAACCGCCAGCGGCAGCGCCACCTGCTGTGCCTAGCAAAGAGCCAGTGCCTGCCGCAGCGCCTAATGTGCCAAGAGTAGAACCAAGGCCACCGTTAGCCAAAGCTCCACCAGTTGCGCCAATTGTTGTTCCAGCAGTAGATGCGCCTGTTAAACCTTGTGCTCCACCCATAGCGCCTAAATTGGCAGTAGTTCCACCAGTTAAGCCTTCGCCACCAGTCATAGCCAAACCAGTTCCAGTTGAACCAGTGATTCCTGCTGTTGCGTCAGCAGCGGCAACTTGTTCACCAGTTGCTAATGCTGTAGTTCCATCGGCGCTCATCCAAGCGCCAATTTCAGGCGCGTAATATGCACCAGTTGCTAACAATGCAACAGTTGTCCAGCCGCCAGGTATTTCATTATTTACCCAATCATCAAACCAGCTACCAGCATCGTTAAGTGATTTTCCTGTGCTGTTAACAACATCTCCAACACTATTACCTACATCACTAACAGCGCCAGTTACGCTTTTACCAACGTCACTGACAGCGCCGCCAACGCTTTTACCAGCGTCACTAACTGCGCCTGTTACAGAACTTACAGCGTTTGATAACCAACCCATATCTTCACCTTTAGAAGTTTATTGATTGTAATATGGAACCTTGTAAGGCTTACCATTTACAGTCACATTTATGAAGCCAACAGGAGCCGCTGGCAATGTTGCAGCACCAGCCGTTGCGGTTGTTGCAGATGAAAAATTAAGCAAGTTCAAAAAGAATTGCTGCCATGCTCTTGTAGGTCTTTTTGTAGCCCCATCCAAAAATTCACTTTGTGGATAAGGGTTGACTTGTGGAGAAGAATAAAGCCCATTTGACATTAGTTCTCTCCTTCACTTGCTTTTAGGTTTGCAGAAACAATCACCGCATTCACAGGGTCAGTAATTGACACTTCAAAAATACGATCACGGGCTTGACCCAATCTACGCCAAATAGCACGATTGCGATATTTACCCATTTTGCCGATTGAAACCCAATACTCTTTAGACCAAGTAGAACCACCGTCATTTGACCAACGCAGCATTGCTTGTGGGTTTGTGGTTGTTACGGTGTTGTTAATTGAAGCCTGTTGACCAATTACATAAGTCTGAAATGGCCCAATTGTGAAAACAGCATCAGGATAAATGATGTAAGGCGAATCAACATAAATGTCGCCAGTTGGCTGAGACAGCCCCGTAGTTCCTACGCCTGGCTGAAACTGAATCTGCAATTCATCAAAATATTGACGTTGAAAATCAGTAACCAAGTGTGGCGCTCTACGCAATCTGCGAACGTTTTGACCGTTATCTGTAAAGTTCTTTTTGTCCAACTCATAGATACGACCATTTTCATAGTCGCCAACCAAAACCATGCCCTGAAACACAGCGCAACAGTTACCACGATGACGTTGGTAAGTATTGTCATTAGCCGTGTAAAGCCATTTGTGCCACATTTGTGAAGCAATGTCGTAAGCCCATGTAAGTTCCAACGTTGGGAACGTAACTACATAGACCTCATGGCCTTCAAGTTGGTAAGTCCAAGCGATTGCATCATCCACATACTTATTGGTAAGCGAATTCTCAACAGCATGGGTAGAAATGCGTTCTGGCTTGTAGCCATTCATTTGCATAATTTGCGCTTGACCGCGATTGTTGCGGGAAACATACGCAAATGAATTGCCCAATCTAGCCAAAGAAAATGGCGCGGCAATACCGTGTTGGGTAGAAGTGCCAGGGATACGCTGAAACGGGAACGGAACCGCACCCACATCAGTCCAAACCTCTGAAGAAACTTCGCCCAACAAATACACCTCACGATGGTCAACAATCAAAGCCACCAAATCGTCAGGTGCGCCATCTTTTAAAGAATAGCTTGCTTGTGGCGAAATAGGCGATGAAAGGTCTGTTGAACCCCATTGTTGAGTAGTTGGATTGTTATAAACAATGTAGTTGTCCATAACATCAACAGTATTTGCACCGCTAAACGCGCCATCGTTTTGAGGCAACACAGAGAAGTTGATGGCATACATGGTTACACCAATAGCCACAGTGCTTGCTGTGCTAAGTGTGTAAGTACCTATTCCACCAATGCCTGTACCCAATGCAGTAACAACGCTACCAAGCGTTACGCCATTTCCTTGGATTGTCTGACCAAGATAGATCGTGCCGCTAGTCACAGAAGTAACTGTCATTGTTGTGCCAGAAATCGTGGCATCAAACACAGCACCAACCGCAGTGGAGTTCATTACTTCTGCGGCAACCGTTTGAATTCGGTTAATCGTATAAGTGCCTGCGCCGCCAGTACCAGAGCCAAGAGCAGTAATTACAGTCTCAGCTAAAACGCCAATACCGTAAACAGATTGACCAACAGCCAAAGTCCCACTAGAAACCGTGTTGACAGTCAAAGTAGTTGAGCTAATAGAACCAGTAAACACAGCGTTAGCAGGGCTAGAAATTCGCCATGTATAGCGATAAGCACCGTCTACCAAATAAACGTTTACGCCGTTGTCTGTGATTCTTACCTGATTAGCAGTTGAATTCAAAATGCCAATGACTGACGGAACTAAGTCAGAAGTCATTGCATAAACATACGGGCCTGACACCACGACCATTTGCTCACCACCAGAAACAGTGTGCATTCCACGCACTTCTTGCGTGTTTGGCAAAACTGCTTTAAGGGTAAGACCAGGCGTAGGATAAAGAGCCACGACACCGCGAGTGCCAGGCTGCTTTAATGGGTCAATTTCAGGGAAAAAGTTAATACATTCCTGAGCATCTTGGTAAATGCTTGGAGCTTCGTAACTTGGGCCAACAAAGCCAAAATCAGGCATTTTTTACCCTTTAAACAAAGCCGCCAGTGAGAATCCAGCCTGCATCCTTGGCTTTTGAGTTCATCAAAGCGTCAGGGTAACGAGCTGTCTGCAATGGTGACATATTGGTTCGTTTTAGCGTTGATTTAGCTTGTGCAGCATATTGAGTAATCATCGCAATTTGTGTTTGTGATGCCTTGCCGTACATTGGCATCAAGCGTTCAGCCAAACACCAACGCAAGGCCATTGAATAACCCTGTGGCAAAACAACATCTTCGTAAAGACTGCCGTAGCGCGAGAACAAGGTATTTGAGAACAAGTGCATCTCGCCCTGTGCAGGGTTAGGCCACACAAACAAATTACCAGAATCTTCGTTAGGGTTGTAATAGATCGCCTTTGGCCAAGGGCCGTTAAGCGTCTTCAAACCAATCATTTGATAGTCTTGCAATGCCAAAACAGCGATTGGATAGTCTAATCCACCACCTTGAATTGGCTGACCATTTGACGTTGTATTGATACGGACAAAAGCCGAATCAATGCTCAAAGGCTTTTGGTAATTTGCCGTGATTGTTGTAGCAGCCACAGTTTGTGGGATGCTGACGCGATATGTACCAGCCTCAATTACGTTACCACCACCGCCTGTAATGCTCAAAGTAATCTTCGTGCCAGGGATAATGCCGCCACCACTTAGCGTTTGACCTTGAGCCACAGCGCCTGAATTGACGCTAGTAACTGTAAGAATATCGCCAGAAATTGAACCTTCAAAAGAAGCTCCAATAAAGTTGGTTGTCTGAGGGAACGGGCCAAGGCTGTATTGAACTTGACCAGAAATCACGGGAAAAATGATTTCCGTGACGTTAAACACCATAAAACTCTCGTTTGACCATTGGTCTACAAGGTCGTTCAACATATCAAACGCATCTTGTGCTGCGTCTGGTGTAGGCGTTTCGCCAGCTTCTAACGCGCCAATATCCTTTAACGCTCGGCTGATAATATCAATTGGCTTTGTCATTTTTGTACCTTACAGGTTAGGTGTGAACACCTGTGGCATCCAAGGCGCTGGAACTGGCTGCTTTTGCAGGGTTTCCAACTGCTCAACTAGCCTTGATTTTATGATGTTTTTGCCGTCAACAACAGAAGAATCTTCAATCCATTTGGCAATCATTTCTTCTGTCACTTGGTCAAAAGGAACAATCATTTGTGGCTCTTGGAAAGTCCAGTAGCCTTCTGTGTCAACGGTTTTATCACCGTCAACAACAGAACACAAATATTTAGCCGATGTGATT